GGCGTCCGAGATGCATCGGCAGGTGCGCGATTGGGCAGGCTCACTGGCGTATGAGAAGAACATGAACATCGTGTTCATTGGCCATGCGGACACCGAGACGATGGATTTGCCGGACATGGATAGTTATAACCGCTATTCGGTGCGCCTGCACAAAAAGTCGATTTCTCATTACACCGACAATGTTGATGCTGTCTGCATGATTAGGCTTGTCACCCATACGCGGGGCGACGGCGATAAGAAGCGGGCAATTAGCACCGGGGCGCGGGAAATAATCTGCCACCCACAGGCGGCCAGCGTCACCAAGAACCGTTTTGCGATTGATGCGCCATTGGCGTTTACATTCGACGGCGGCAACCCTTTCGAGCAATTTGTAGCAAAGTGAACAAGGAGTTTTCACATGACTAAAGGCGAATACCGCGTAGGTATCACATTCAACCCGTCAGGTGACGGCATGGTCGGCCAGATCAAAGCGAAGGCCGCTGACTTGATCGACTTGATCGAGACGATTCCAGTTCCAGATGTGAATAGCTTAGAGAGCGCGATGCACAGCAACGAGGTTGCACGGCTCCGGGCGCTGGCACAAACGGACATCGAGACTGCTGCAATGCACGCAGTCAAGGCCGCAACCAAGAAACCTGTAGAGTGAACAAGGAGTTTTCACAATGGAACTGAATGGATTTAACGCGGCTGATGTAGAGCCGACAGCCGAATATACACCACTGCCTGCGGGCTGGTATAAGGCGGTTTTCGCGGCCTCCGAGGAGAAGCCGACAAAGGCGCAAACAGGCAGCTTCTTGATGCTGACGGCTGAAATAATTGAGGGCGAGCATCAAGGGCGCAAGTTGATTGAGCGGCTGAACCTAAACAACCCGAACAGCACGGCAGTTGAGATTGCCCAACGCACCTTGTCCGGCATTTGCCGGGCGGTTGGCGTGATGACGCCACGGGATAGTTCTGACCTGCACGACAAGCCTTTTATGGTGAAGGTTGCAGTGAAGCCAGCAGACGGCGCATACGGGCCTTCCAATGACATCAAAGAGTACGCAGACCCCAACAGCGGTGGTGGCGCTGCAACGTCCGCTCCCGCGGCTGCGGCGTCATCTACGCCGCCTTGGAAGCGTTGATTTAGAAGCACGGCCTTGCGGGGCCGTGTCACTGGATAAACGGAGAGAAATAATGATTAAAATTACAGCAAATGTAAACATTGAAGATTATTACAAAACACAAGGCCTTCTTTTATGCCCTTCTTGCGGTGAGGGCGATTTGCATTCTGAAAGCGTGACAACATTTAACAGAAAGGAAGATGATGAAATTTGCCTTGTGACGGAATCAGATATTAGAGGGCCATCGTCTATGTCAATGAGCAGGGCTGCCCCCGACAACCCATCGGTGCGGCGTCATGGGATTAGCATTTCGTTTTGGTGCGAGCATTGCCATCCTAGCGTAGATGGATTGGTACGTCTAAAAATAGCCCAACACAAAGGGGCAAGTCAAATTTGGTGGGAGTTCTTTAAAAACGAAGAAGACGGTGAGGTGATAGAATGAAACTAGAAACCCACACCACACCCGAAACCATCAAGCGCATATTTGACCATTACACGGCGAAGCGAAAGAACGAGCATCGGCCACACCTTGGGGGTTCCCAGATTGGCAACGATTGCTCTCGTGCGCTTTGGTATCAATTCCGCTGGGCTTGGACGCCAAAGTTTGAAGGCCGGATGCTGCGGTTGTTTGAGACTGGCGACCGCGAAGAAGACCGCATTGTCCGCAACCTGCGCGACATTGGCGTCAAGATTTGGGATAAAGACCCAGATACAGGCAAGCAGATTAGGTTCGAGGCATGCGGCGGGCATTTCGCGTTGAGCCTTGACGGGGTGGGCGAGGGCTTTGCGGAAAGCAAAGAACCGCATACGCTGGAGTTCAAAACAATGAACACCAAGACGTTTCGAACCCTGACAAACAAGGGGCTGGAAGAAGTAAAGCCAATCTATTGGGCGCAATGCCAGATTGGGATGCACCTGGCGGGCATGACGCGATGCTATTTCTTTTCGATATGCAAAGAGACCGACGCCATCTACGGCGAGCGCATCAAGTATGACGCGGCGCAGTCTTTGAAGCTGGTGGCCAAGGCTGAAAGCATTGTGTTTTCTGACACGCCGCCGGAGCGCATTGCATCGGACGCATCATCATTTGCCTGCAAGTTTTGTCCTTATTGGGCGGTTTGCTGGGGCTGCAAGATACCAGAGCCAAGCTGTCGGACATGCGCCCACGTCACGCCAGAGAAGAACGGCACATGGTCATGCGGTAAGGGCTGGGATGCTGACGGGCTGTGCGACGAGCATCTTTACATCCCACAGGTTATGCCACGGGGCTGGGAGGTGCGTGACGCATCGCCGGACCGCGTAGAATATCACGACGAAGAAGGCGAAATTGTCGTCAACCAAAACAACAGCCGCGAATTGTTTGAAGGGAGAATGAAGTGAGCAACCCTATCAAGAAAGACGTAACGATAGGCGATTGCCGTTTGATCTTGGGCGATTGTCTTGAGGTTATGCCGTTGCTTGGCAAGGTGGATGCGGTTGTGACTGATCCGCCTTATGGGATTGGGGAGGATGGCGCAAAATCAGCATCACGGAACAAATTGGCTAAGGCTGACTTGTACGCTCACAAAGATTGGGACACATCAACAGCGGATGAAGCAATCGAAATGGCTGTCAATATATCAAAAAATGCCATTGTTTTTGGTGGCAATTATTACAGCTTGCCGCCTACATCTTGCTGGTTGGTTTGGGATAAGCAAAACACGGGCGACTTTGCAGATTGTGAACTTGCTTGGACAAACCTAAACAAAGCCGTGCGGCGTATCTATTGGCGCTGGAATGGCATGATACGCAAAGGGAATGATGTGAGGGAACACCCAACACAAAAGCCTGTAGGTGTCATGGAATGGTGCATAAACCATTTACCAGAGACTGCCGAAACAATCCTAGACCCCTTCATGGGCAGCGGAACAACCCTAGTTGCCTGCGCCAAGCTGGGGCGCAAAGGCATCGGCATTGAACTGGACCCTGACTACTTTGAGATAGCCTGTAAGCGCGTCCGCGAAGCCTACGCGCAACCGGATTTGTTTGTTGAACCACCAAAGCCAGCACCAACGCAAGAGGGCATGGACCTATGACCTTCCAACTCCGAGACTACCAACGCGCCGCCGTTGACGGGCTGTATCAATACTGGGCCGATCAGCGGGGCAACAACCCGTTGATTGTCGCGCCGACCGGGGCAGGCAAGACGGCTATTATTGCGCAGATTGTGCAGGACGCCATGTCATTCCCAGACACGCGGGTGCTTGTGCTGACGCATGTGAAGGAATTGCTGACGCAAGGGGCCGAGGGGCTGCTGCGGATGTATCCCGACGCCGACATTGGGTTTTATAGCGCCAGCATCGGGCAGAAGCGGCTAGACAAGCCCATCACGTTTGCGGGCATCCAGAGCATTTATCAATGGGCTTACAACATGGTGCCGCCGCCTGATTTAGTGCTTATCGACGAAGCGCACATGGTGCCAAAGAACAGCGAGACCAGATACGGAAAGTTTTTGGCCGATCTGCTGGTTTGTAATCCGCAGGTAAAGGTGGTGGGGCTGACGGCCACGCCATATCGTTTGGACAGCGGCACGCTGCACCAGGGCGACGGTGCGTTGTTTGACGGAATTGCCTACGACATTCCAGTCGGGATGCTGATGGACCAAGGTTATCTGTCGCCTGTCATATCCAAGGGCGGATTGAAGCAGATTGACCTGTCCAACGTCAAAAAGAGGGGCGGGGAGTTTGTTGAGCGCGACTTGGCAATGGCTGCGTCTGACCCGGAACTGGTGGCGGCAACCGTCAAGGAAATCGTGACAGTTGGGGCAGATCGCAAAAGCTGGCTGCTCTTTGCGTCTGGTATTGAACACGCGCAGATGTTGGCTGACGGCGTGCGCGAGTACGGCCACACTTGCGAAGTGGTAACGGGGGAAGACCCGCCGAGGGAACGTGCGTCAAAGATTGAGCGGTTCAAGCGAGGCGACGTGCGCTGCCTTGTGAACTGCAATGTTTTAACGACGGGCTTTGACGCGCCGAATGTTGACATGGTGGCGCTGGTGCGGGCCACGCTGTCGGCAGGCCTCTATGTGCAGATGGTGGGACGCGGGACGCGGCTGTCCGACGGAAAGAACGATTGCCTGATTTTGGATTATGGGCAGAACGTGCAGCGTCATGGGTTTATTGACCAAGTAAAAGCCAAGCGGCAGGGGGCAGGGGGAGATGGTGAAGCGCCAGCAAAGCAATGCCCAGATTGCCAAGAGATGATGCCCACGGCCACGCGACTTTGCCCAGCGTGCGGGCATGAATTTCCGCCGCCTGCGCTGAACCACGCGCAGAAGTCTTATGATGGGGCCATGCTATCAACGCAGGTTGTGGCGGAATGGATGGACGTTGATGACGTGACTTATGAGCGGTGGAAAGGCAAAGAGGGCAAGCCGGACACGCTCAAGGTGACGTATCACAACGGCATGATGACGCGGGTAAATGAATGGCTATGCCCTGACCACGGCGGCTATGCGGCAAGCAAGTATCTGTCACGGCTGCCTGTGCTGGGCGGCAAGGCCAAGACGCTGGCAGAGGCGCTGGATGAGTGCGAGACTTGGGTAAAGCCAAGCCGCATCAAGACGCAGCCGGACGGCAAGTTTCAAAAGATTGTCCAGCTTGATTACAAACCCAAGGAGATAGATTATGCCGCGCAAGCCGAGAAAGAAACGCTCAACAGGAACCTTGAAGAAATGTTTGACGACATCCCCTTCTGAGCATGAGGAGCAGGTTGGGCTGGTGAATTGGTTTCGGGAGCGGTTTCCTGACGTGCTGATTTTTGCCATCCCGAACGGCGGGCATCGGGCCATCCGCACGGCGCAGATGTTGAAGATGGAAGGCGTTGTGGCGGGTATTCCTGACTTGTTTGTGCCTGCCTGGACGCTTTGGATTGAGATGAAGCGGGCCAAGGGCGGCAGGCTTTCGCCAGAGCAAAAGGCGATGATTGCCTACCTTGAAGGGGTGGGCCACGATGTGATTGTGGGCAGGGGGGCTGCGGATGCGTCGTCAAGTATTTTAGATTTTGTGAAAGAAAGGGGTTGATGGTGGGGGTTTTGGGTGTATAAGGGTGGCACGAACAACAAAACACGAAGGAAACACAATGAAACACTTTCTGATTGACCTTATTGCATTTATCGCGTTCGCCGCGATGGTTTACTGGTTTCTCGTTATCGGGTGGAGCCTGTCATGATTAACGCATTTGGATTGTGCCGCAGCATTGCCACCGCGCACGAAGATTTGATTGGGGTTGAGATGCTCAAGCATGAAAGAAGGCTTGGCATTGCGGCAATTTCAAGAAAACGGGCTTTAGGTAACTACAAAACTGGTTCATATGACGGCTTCACGCCAGACCGCCGCGCTAGGATTGACCAAGAATGGTTGGAGCGGGCAAAGATATTGCGCAAATTTTTGAAGAACCACCCCGGCGCGACAATGGTTGAAATCATTGCTGGGCTAAATGAGGATAAGCACACCGTGCAATCTTGGCTGCTGAAAATGCGGGCAAAACCAAAGTACGGCATCAAAGGCAAAAAACACCATAAAGCCAAAAGCCAATTTATCTATTGGCGGGCAGAAGACACTTTACCATTTGAAGGATAGCACTATGCAAGAGAAAATTATCATCACAGGCACGCTCGACACCGGCACTTCGTTTGGCGTTATTCCAGAAACAGGCGATAGCGTGTTTATTCCAGCGTCACTGGCGCGTCAGTTCGACATGCGCGTTTCTGACGAATACACGGCAACGCTGGCACCGAACGCGGCTGACCGCCGTGATGTAACGCCTTGGCGCGTTGTTAAGCTGGTTGGCGCACCTGTTGAGCCAGATGACGACTTGGACGACGATTGGGACGACCAAGATGTCCTTGATATTTTGTCGGACCACGACGGCAGCATGTCAGCCAACGACGTTGCGGTTGAGTTGTTTGGCAAGGCTGGTCGGCATGAGGTCCGCGACACAACAAGCGTGCTAAATGACTTGGCAAAAAAGGGCAAAATTACGCACGCCGTCATTCGGTTTGGACCGTTAACCGAGGTTCGATATTCTATTGACCCAGGCGCTTTTAGGTAATCGTGCGGGGCGCTGGCAGGCTTTGAAATGTTGGCGCATTTGGTAGACGCTGTGACCAATCACAACCAAGGTTGAAATTGAACGCCCCGCTCTGGCTGGGTATCAAACAGAAAAAGGAAAGACAATGAACAAACTAGCATTTATCACATTCATCATCACGTCAGGTTCATACACGGGCGAGGCATTCGTGACGACGCAGCCAATGGAGTGCGTCCGCGATGGCGAGCTGATCGCACGAAACTTCGAGGCGCTCGGCAACGAGGTCGAGGTGCATTGCGATTACACTTCAGCACCAATCACATCCATGCGCCCAGTGGCGCGACCAGAGGGGTTGGGTCAATGACCGATGCACCGAAGCTAAAGCCATGCCCGTTTTGTGGGGGTGATGCGGAAGTAACTGACACCACCAAAGTCCTCGGAGTGTGGCGACTTATTCACAGATGCAAAGCTATCGGTCCCATTTCCTTAGAACGTTATAATGAGGAAACTCTGACTAACGCATGGAACACCCGCGCCGACCTATCCGCTGACCTTGTGCGGGCTGCGTTGGAAGCGGCTGCAGCCCCTATATACAAATGGTCAATCGCGGCGGCTGAAGAAATTGAAGCCCTATCCGCCGACCCCGAAACCATAGCCGCAATCGTGGCGCGTGTAACGGAGGCAGGGCAATGACTAACATGACAAAGATTGAAGGCGCAAAGCTGGTTGCGGAGCTGCGGCTCAAGGGTATGAACAACATTCAGATCGGGGAGACACTTGATAGGAACAGAAATTGGGTCGGCACTCGTATAACCAAAGCCCGCGAACTGGGCCTGTTGCCGCCAAAGCCCATAATGAATCGTCACGACCAAGTGACGTTAATCCTGAAAGAAAAGGATTGTGAGCGTGGCAGCATCAAGCAGGCTCTTAGCGGCTTGAGCGACGACGAATTGTTGTGGCTGCTGAATCAACTGCCACGCGGCATGTCGCTGGCAGAGCTTCTAACCGCTTTTGTGCGAGATGCGTATGCGGAGGAGATGGGAAATGAATAAGTTGCAAGACGACATGATTGATATTGAAACAATCAAGCGCATTATGAAGCGCACCGACCGCTGGGCATTGCCAGAACCCAAGCCGCGCTTTGATGTGTGGCCGTGGGTGTGTGCCGCTGTTATCGTCGGGATGGCTCTCTATGCGCTGTCATATGACATTGCCGCGCATGTTGTGCAGGAGGTGGGGCTGTGACTGACAAGATAGACACATCACCCGAGGCGGTTGAGCAATTGGCCGAGGTTCTGGACAGCCGCAGGCGTAGTAACACAGGCTACGATATAAAACGAGGCGCTGAAACGCTTCTTGCCCTATCTGCCCGCGTTGCTGAATTGGAGGCGCTGACGGATGAACTTGATTTCCTGCTAAACGAGGGCGGCGAAGATAGTTGTGCGTCGCTTATCGCTCGCGCCGAAGCCGCCGAGCAACGTGTTGCTGAGTTGGAGGCGGAACTAAAGGCGTCAAAATCGGAAGCTGGGGCAGTCGAAGCCCGCTCCACCCTAGCAGGAATGGAGAAAGAATGATGGGTGAAGCGGTTGATCTTTCGTGTGAGATAATTGGAGAACTGCTGGATAACCCGCAAGCCCGCGCCCGCCGTGGGATGTGGGCCACGCATGACGGCATAATCTACATCGAAGACATGCTCGATGAACACCTGCTGAACGCATACAAGACGTGCGTTCGGTACGACAACCCGAAGGCAGACGAACTGCTGCGGGAGATAGAAGAACGCAAACTCGATTGGAGAATATGATGACAAAACGCAGCGAAATTCTGGCCGAGGCTGACGGCCTTATCAATGG